TGTACTTAATTGTTTTTCCTGAAGAAGGCAAATCCAACTCAAATGTTGGTGTTACAATTTTTGGTAAAGGCATAATATCCTATAAAAAAATCAGTGTGAATATTTAGCCAATGTTTTGAGACCCTAGATTAAGTTCTGGATTAATCTTCCCATCACCTGGTTTGAAGTTAAGGAAGTTCTGTGTAAGAAGAAAATTACTAAGACTAGCAAGAGGACTTTGTTCTTTTCCTACGTCTTTAGTCTCACCTGGATTGTATGGTTCAGTCACATATCTGACAAATGAGAAGTTCACTGTTAGTTTGAGAAGATCAGTTGCACCATAACTGATGTCCATTGGGTTCATGGAGATAGGAAATCCCTGAATTAAAGTGTATTTGATACTTTGTTTTGTTGTAACATCTCTTTCAAATTTATATAATTCAATTAGATTTTGAGATCTATAACCTTTACCCAGTTCACCAGGATCAGAATCAGGATAGTTCATCCTAAATCCATTTCTAAAGTTTTTATAATTTTCATTACTTCCTCTATTATCAATCTGCTTTCCAGCAATATAATCCATCCAACCCTCAAAGAAGTGAAGGGTTTTATATTCAGAGTCAACAATCATTGACACAGACATTGTGTCATCATACATCCTTCTATATGCCATCTTCTCAGTAACACCCATGAAGTCTGATGTCACATCATGAGTAGCAAAAGAGGATCCAGGAAGAGTGGCATCAGTGCAAGAAATATTAATTCTTTCTTTTAAGTTTGCATCAACCAGTACATTTTTTTTCTGACCAATGTAAGTTGATACAGCTCTAGGTAAATTAATAGACAGAAAGTATTGTGAAGTTGTTGCATTGTGCAACAACTTTTGTCTCAAACTATCTGTAGTGTACTTTGATATCCCTGCCATCTATAAATAGAGTGATTCCAATACTATGTAGACAAAAAGTGGGGCAATCCATAAAGACTAAGTATAAACCCACCAACCCTGACAAATACATGGGCAATCCTAACAATATTATTTGTAGAAGTTCATGGGAAAGAAGATTCTGCAAGGAGTGTGATACCAATCCCAGCATAAAAAAGTGGGCAAGTGAAGAGTTCTCAATTCCATATGTATCACCTGCTGATGGTAAGGTTCATAGGTACTATCCAGACTTTTTGATTGAGAAGACAGATGGAAAAAGATATATCATTGAAATAAAACCTGATCACCAAACTAAACCACCTGTAAAGAAAAGCAGAGTGACCAAATCATATCTGTATGAATGTGCAACTTTTGAGATAAATAAAGCCAAGTGGAAAGCAGCATCAGAGTTTGCCAAAGATAATGGTATTGAGTTTCAGATAATGACGGAGAATCAAATCTTCCCAGAAAAACACCATACTAGGAAGAACTATGGAACAAGAGGAGTATCTAGAAAGCGCAGAAAATAGATTAGAATATGTGGTGGATGATATCATCAACAAATCAACTGCTGATGATAGAATGATGTCTCTTCTTGAAGTGCTTACAGAAACAGATGTTGTTCCTGATGTTGGGAGATACTACACCTTTGTATATCAACCAAAGACACCAAGAATTAGATATGATCAAAACCCACTGATTGCTTGTGTATCAGTAGATAGATGGGGATTTAGGGGATTGAATTATCATTGGGGTAAGTTTAGAAACTATACCTGGAATGAAATTGTGGGTAATTTACATGTGATATATCCACTTGAATTAAGGGATGCAAGATCTATTCCTTTTCAACATTTCCTAATAAATACTTAAATGCAAGGATGATCAATGCCATCTAACAATAACAATTCTAATTGGAAGAAGAAGAGTGGTAGTGACACCATCTATGAGACCACCTTGTCTTTAAATAAGTATGATGATCCCAACAACCCCATTGATAAAAAGAAAGGAATTGTCATATCAAGATTCAATGTAGTGGATGGAGAGATTCAACTCTTTGAAAAGAAAGGTTCTACAGAAACATTAATGTCAACCATCAAGGCAGATGGTTCTCAAAGTTTTGAATCTGGCAACCTCTATTCAACTTACTTTGATGCAGATGATTCAAATAATAGAGGTGAACAACTTAATCAAGTCCTGGATTTAACTAAAAATCAGGCAGTAACCACAGCAAAAAAAGAATTAGATCAACAAACATTTTCTGATGTTTATGAAGATTCTGAAACATTTAAATCTGTAAGTAATGATTCACAAACAGATCCTGACACTCCAGATGTTTCACCTGCACCAGATGGTTCTGGTGATTTTGAATACAAAGACCCATCACAATCAGGAAGAGGATTACCTGAAGGAAGAAATGTGCTCAGATATCCCTTAACAGTTCCTGAACTTGGATATGATTTCATCAGAATTACCGCATATGAATATACTGCTGGAGGTAGACAAGCACTTACATTAAAGAATAAATTAAGTGCAAAGAAAAGAATTGTAAGAGATGCAACTAAAAAGGAGACAGTGATTCTCCCCATGCAACCTAACTTCTCTGAATCAAATGCTGTAAGTTGGGGTGGTGACAACCTTAATCCACTTCAAGCTATATTAGGTAGAGCTGCTATGGGTGGTATAGAAGGAATAGGAAATATTGCCAACCCTGGTCAAGCACTAGAGAAAATGGGAGATGCTCTAAAAGATGTAGGTACAGATCTTCAGGCAATGTTTAATGACCCTATGGCTGAAGCAGGATTGATTGCCTACTTTGCTGGACAAGCAGTTGGTGCAAACATTCTTGGCAGAACTGCAGGTGTGACACTCAATCCTAATCTTGAACTTCTCTTTAAAGGACCTAACCTACGTACCTTTAATTTTAATTTTAGATTTACTCCAAGGTCAGCAAAGGAAGCAAGAGAAGTAAAGGAAATAATCAGAGTATTCAAAAAGAACATGGCAGTTCAGAGATCAACCTCTAATCTATTCCTCCTGACACCAAGAGTATTCACTTTAGAGTACATATATAATGCTCAAGGTTCTAGTGCTGGACAAATACATCCATATTTAAATATATTCAAACCTATGGCAATGACTAATCTGAATGTGAATTATACACCAGATGGAACTTACATGACATACAATGATGGTGGTTCACTTACAGCATATGATTTACAGATGAGTTTTGGTGAACTTGAACCAATCTATGCTGATGAGTTTGATGATCCAGATGATGATGCTGTTGGATCATTCAGCAAACATAGAAACATGGGTTACTAAAATGTCAAACTACTTCTCTTATCTTCCTAACTTTGATTATGTAAACAGAATTCCTAGTGAGCAAAATATATCCTCATACACAGAGGTAAAGAATCTCTTTAAAAGAGTAAAGTTGAATGATCAATTATTTCAAGACCTAACTAACTTTACTAAGTATCAAATAGTTGGTGATGAAAGACCAGATAATGTTGCTAATAAAATTTATAAAAGTCCCAACTATGATTGGGTAGTCCTTCTTTCAAATAATATCATTAACATTCAAGATGAATGGCCAATGACTCATAGAACTTTTGAACTTTATATGAATAAGAAATATGGTATAACAAACTATGATGGGTTTCATCATTATGAATCTATTGAAGTAAAAGACTCAAGCAATAATTTCACCATACTAAAAAAGGGACTTGAAGTCCCTTCTGATTATTCTATTACTTTCTATGATGGTGCTCTAGGTAAAATGACAACCATCACAGATACAAATGTGGGTGTTACCAATTATGAGTATGAAACAAGAATTCAAGATGAAAAGAGAAATATTTTCTTGTTAAGACCTGATCTTATTCAGACTGTTTTAAGAGACATCAAAAAATTGATGGAATATAAGAGTGGTAGCACCCAATTTATAAGCAGACAATTAGTAAAGGGACAGAATATAAACCTATTTTAATAAACTATAATAGGTTGCAATTACAAGGAGGGTGAGGCACCCTCTCTCATAAGTCCACTTCATGAGTCAGCAAGTTTTGCGAAGTAAGACATAGCGTCATCATCATCGTCAGGAGCAGTGGGTGTTGGGTCAGGAGTTTTTGATGCCTGGTAAGAATCTTCAAGCTTCCTGAGCACTTGCTCTTCTGTGACAGACTTCTGTTCTGCTGCTGCGTAGTTATCATATTCAGTTTCCTCTGCTTGTGGTGCTGGACGTGTTGATTTCTTTCCAAGTACATAATCAAGACGCTTCTTCAGTTC